ATCGACTACGGCCGCTACGCGCCGAACGAACACATGGTTTATCAACTCAACGCCCGCGATGAAATCATCGAGCAGTTCCTGGAGGACGTTCTCTAATGTTTACCAACCGCGTAAGACAGGCCATCGCGGCCACCCTGCAAGGCCTGCCGTTGTCGGCGACCGTTGAGGAATTCACGCCACCGAAGATCGACTTCGACATGGAAAACATGACGGGCGGGCGCTTCATCGTTGAGGAAATGGCCAAGAGCGCCAAGCCGCTGAACGCTCAGATCAAGCTGCAAGGCACCGGTGCTGAAGTGTTGCTGGCAATGGGCGTGAAACTGGGCGACGACATCCTGCTGAATGTGCGTGAAGCCGGTCAGGATCAGGATGGCAACACCTGGTTCACCTATCACACCATCGGCGGCAAGCTCAAAACCATGGGTGAGGACGCGATCAAAATGGGCGGCAAAGCCCTTACGACGCTGGACTTCTCCTGCCGCACCTACAACCGCCTGGAAAACGGCATTCCGGTGATCGACATCGACGTGCGCACCCAGAAGTTCGTGCTCAACGGCGTCGACATCCTCGGTGATGCGCGTCGTGCGGTGCTGATGCCGTAACCCCGGCTTACAGGCAATCATAAAACCCTGTGGGAGCGAGCTTGCTCGCGAAGGCGCCAGGTCAGTGGCCATCAATGCTGAATGTCAGGCCGCTTTCGCGAGCAAGCTCGCTCCCACAGTGGATCTAAAAGAATCACCAAGGAATTCATACATGTCGTGGATGCCACCCCAGCATGACCTGTTGTCACCGATCACCGGCGACGACGGCGCGCAGATCGAGCAGATCCAGCTCAAGCCACTGTTCTACGCCGCACAAAAAGAAGCGCTGGAACGCGCCGGCGATGATGAAGACGATCAGTTCTTCGAACTGGCGCTGCTCGCCACCGGCCTGTCGGTCAAGGAACTCGACCAGCTCAAACGCCCGGACTACGTGAGCATCGCCCAGTACGTGCACGAGATGTCGACCCGTCCGGCGTCGTACTTTCTGGAGCAGGTCGAGGATGCAGAAAAGTCCGCCGACCCTGACGAAGTGCAACTGCTGCAACCGCTCGCCGTGACTGGCCGCACCGTGACCTCGCTGTCGCTGGAAATGCCCGCACTGCGCGCGACCAAAGTGATGAAGAAACTGAAAACGGCCAAGGAACGCGCCGAGTTCATCACTGCCCATTGCACCGGGCTGATGATCCCCGATCTGGCCCACATGAGCGTCCCTGACTGGACCCAATTGCAGGTGCGCATCGACGATTTTTTAAACCAGCCGGCGGCCTACTTTCGGAACGCGACATCGAAGTAATCCTCGATATCGTCCCGCTCATTTACCCGGTAAGTGAGGCGGAGATTCTGGAATGGGACGCCGAAAAGGCGTTGCGCCGCTACGACATAGCGATCACTCGCCTTGGCGTGAAACAGGAGTAGAGCGGCATGGCAGAGAGTAAAAATGCGCTCATGAACGCCGGTGAGAGCACGGGTTCCGCGAGCCGCAATATCGGCTTGACCACTGCAGCAACGAGCACGACTACAGCAGGCCTGGATCGGGATAAGGTCGCCGACCTGAGGCATGCGTTGAGTACGGCAAGTGACCGAATCGTTTCGCTGACTGCAGCCATCGATTCGCTGATCCTCACCTTGGCGACCCAACGTTCTTTGTCGAAGAGCGCGGTCAATGGCGACGGCGGATCTTCCGCGCAGAAGGCTGCAGACAAGGTAGCCGGCGCCGTCCCTCCCGAACTGCTCAAAGCCGCTGTCGCGATGGACACAGCCGCTGCGAACCTGAGCGAAGTCGCTCGACTGACTCCGGTTCAGGGCAAGGAAATGGCTCAGGCAAGCCTGATCATGGCCAGCGCCCCGTTGGTGGCTGCCGGAGGAACCACCGGGGTTGAATTGCTCAATGCAGCGGCGTTGGGTGCCAAGGCGGGGATTGGCATCGACTTGTCCAATGCCTCGGACAAGCAGTTCGAACTGCTGAAGTTCGCCGATGACGCTGCGCTCACCGCGTCAGCATTCAAGGTGCCTGCGCTACAAGTCGCCGAGATGATGGCTGCCTGGCGTACCTCGATGAAACTGACCCGTGATCAGGCCATCGATCTGGCAGATGCGGCTCACCACTTGGGCAAAATGCCCGGAGATGTAAACGCGGCAGACATCGGCTCGGTGTTGCAGCGTTCCGGCGACGCGGCGATTGCTGCGGGGTTGCAACCCGAGCAAGCCGCAGCGCTGTCGGCAGCCTTGCTGAACACCGGAACGAAAGAAGGTGAAGCAAGCGTCGCGTTGAAGAGCATTTCCACAGCCTTGAGCAAGGGAGACCAGGTCTCTGTTGCCGAACAGGGGGCGTGGAAACAACTGGGGCTCGATCCCAAGGCCGTGTCTGCGGCGATGCGTGATCCGAACAAGGACAATGCGCAAGGTGCGTTGCTGACAGTGTTGGCCGCATTGAACGCCAGACCGCCAGAACAACGCGCAGTGCTGGCCAGGACGTTGTTCTCCGATGGCGGTGATGCTGCGCAGAAGCTCTCGCAAAACCTCGGTGAGGTTAATGAGACGTTCTGGCAGGTCAAGGACAAGCAGCGATACGCGACGTCGGAGCTGGGCGAGAAGGGGTCGATAAAACAGGCTGCCCTGACGCTTTCCGGTACTCAGCAAGGACAGCTGAATATTCTGAATGCCCGTAGCGAACGATTGGCCGTCGCCAAAGGCAACGCGTTGGCACCCTCCAGCGATTCGCTGGCCTCTGCCGGGGTCGACAAGCTCAGTGAACTGACTGAAGCCTATCCGAAAACTGCTGGCGTGGTGTTGACGGTGAGCGCGTTTCTCAAACCGTTGTTCGATCAAGCGCTCGATGCCATTGGCAGCGATATCAAAGAACGGGTTGGCAAGAAAGTCGTGGATAAGGGCCTGTCTGTTTTCACCGGCGCCGCCACCGGCACAGCGGGGGCCGCCGCTGCTGGCAGTGGTTTGAAGATCCTCGAGCAAACTTCGCGGGTGCGGGCCCCGCTTCTGGAGTCGACCGCTGCTGCCATGCGCCCTCTGTCGCGCGCAATGCCCTGGCCTGTGAAAACCGTCGCTGCCCTCACAGGCCTGGCGGCCGGGGTGGCCAGCGGTGACGAAACCCAGATAGCTAAAAGCGTCGGCGCAGCGGGCGGTGGAATGGCCGGCGCTCTTGCAGGCTCTGCTTTCGGCGCGTCACTCGGAGCCGTGGGTGGCCCACCCGGCATGGCCATAGGTGGCCTTCTCGGTGGATTGCTTGGCGGGTGGCTTGGCAGTGAGGGCGGTTCCCTTCTTGGCGAAAAACTCGGCAATGCTGCACCGGACAAACTGGCAGCACCGGCTCAGGTCAGTCAGGCGCTGGCCAGCGCCCAGGCGCCCACGGTGCCAGCCCCCTACGCGCCCACCGTTCAGGTGTATTGCAGCGACCCGGGCAGTGTGGAAAAGATCGGTCAATTGGTCGACTTTCACCTGAGATCCCAATTCAACAACGAATTCATTCCACTGATGAACACCAACAGCCTCGCCACCCGCCGTGACGCAGCCCTCACCGATGGAGTCGCCTGATGAAACAACAAATGGCGCTGGGCAGTTTCATCTTCGGCCTGTCGCGCAACTTCGCCTACAGCACGCTGGCGCGAAAGTCCGACGGTGGCTGGAGCGAAATTCAGATCCTGACCAGCAAACCCAAGTCCAGTCAGACCGGGCAGAAAGCCGAATCGCTGACCATCAGCGGCACCTCGATGTATGCCGTGGCCATGGATCGACTCGATGAATTGCGCGCACTTCAGGCATTGCGTGTGCCGCTGCCGTTGATTGACGGCATCGGCCGCAACTGGGGCTTGTGGCGGATCAACAGCATCGACGAAAACCAGAGCGAGGTCATCGATGACGGCACCGCGATGGTGATCAAGTGGGTGGTCGGGTTAACGGAGTTCAACAATGCGTAAAGTCCGAAGCGTGGCCGGTGATTCGGTGAATCTGCTGCTCTACCGCGAAACCGGGCGCAGTGATGACGTTGCTGAAGAAGCGCTGTGGACACTCAACCCGACCCTGGCCGAACACGGCCCGATCCTGCCTGCGGGCGTCTGGGTCACGTTGCCGGAACTCGACTCGAAACCGGCCACGATCAAACCGCTCACGGCCTGGGATTAAGGAGGTTGCATGACACTGGGTTTTACGCCGGTCGTTAAGATTTACGGCGCAAACGCGGATCTGCTCAATCAGCGCCTGATCAGTTGGGAGCACATCGACGCTGCCGGTTTCGAGTCCGATCAGTTGACCTTGACGATTGATCTTGAAGGCCTCGAAGGGCTGCCGAATCTGGGTGGAAAAATCGGCCTTGAGGTCGGTTATCTGGAGTCGGGAATGGTCGACAAGGGCCAGTTCAAAGTGACGCGCCTGACGCCGACGCTGTTCCCGTTTCGCCTGACGCTGGTGGCCACGGCGGCACCCTTCAGCAAGGAGGATGAGACGGGCTTCAAGCAACGTCGCACGGCCAGTCATGGCCCGACTACATTGGGTGCGCTGTTTCGCAAACTGGTGTCGAGCCATGGCTTTTCACCGCGCGTCGCGCCCGAGGTGGCGATGATCAGGATCGAGCACGTCGACCAGTCCAACGAAACCGACATGAGCTTTCTGACGCGCCTGGCGAAAAAGTACAACGCGGTGACCAAACCCTACAACGACGTGTACGTGCTGGCCCGTCCCGGTCAGACCAAATCGTTGTCGGGCCAGGTGCTGGCGGACGTGACCTTGTCGGTGACCAGCAACAACCGTCCCGGCGATCACGCATTCATCAGCGCCACGCTGGAGGAGTCCGCCCGCGAGCAAACCAAGGGTTGCAAGACCTGTTTCGTGGAGGCTGCCACAGGTTTGTTGCAGTGGGTCGAAACGGGGCTTGCGCCGTTCAAGATCATCCGCCAGAAGCAACCCAGCGAAGCCGATGCGATTGCCGTTGGCGAAGGCGAAGTGCGCAAGATGCTCCGGCAGAAGTACAAGGTGAAAATCACTTGTCCCGGCAATCCACTGCTGGCGGCCGAAGGGCTGGTGCTGCTCGATGAGACCTGGCCGGACTTCATGCGTGGGCGCTGGTCGATCGAAAAAGTCACCGCCAGTGGCAATCGCGAGAACAGCTATCGCTGTGTGATCGATGCCAGCGGCCTTGATCCCAAGGCTGAAGCCAAGGACTGATTCCCCGCTTTGTCACTGCGATGAAGATCCCTGTGGGAGCGGGCTTGCCCGCGAAGAGGCCAGCCCATTCAAAAGAGACGCCGGCTGATCCACCGCCATCGCTGGCAAGCCAGCTCCCACAGGTTTTGCAGTGTTCTGCAGACCGCTTTTCATTCAACTCTGGAACACCACCATGAAGATCACCCCGATCCTCACGCAGTTGCGTGGGCAATGCCCAAGCCTTGCCAACCACATTGCGGTGGGTGTCGATCTGGCGTTGCTGCAAGGCAATGCCGATCTGCCGACACCCTCGGCCCATGTGCTGCCACTGGCCGATCTCGCCAGTAACAGCACCGCACAAAACCTCACCGCCCAACCGATCCGCGACCGCTTCGACATCGTCCTGGCGCTTGATGCCACGGACGCTACAAAAGCGCTGGATCTGTTGCACGACCTGCGCGCCGAACTGTGGCGCGCGCTGGTGGGATTCAAACCGGGCAATGACTACAGCGCCATCGTCTACGACGGCGGCGAGATGGTCTCGATCAACAGCAGCCGCGCCTTCTATCGGCTGCGCTTTTTTGCCGAGTTCCAGCTCGGCCGCAATCTGCCCAGTCAGCCTGCGGAGAGTTGGCACGAACGTGAACTGGACGGTTTGTCGTCCTTTACCGGGGTCACCGTGCGGGTCGATGCGATCAACCCGGCCGACCCCAATCTGAAACACCCGGGCCCTGACGGGCGCGTGGAACTGACTTTCTCTGGAGACGTAACCCCATGAGCAATCGCATCACCGTACTGCCGGCCGCTGGCCGTGCCGTGCCTGACCCGGAAGCGGGCGATCTGCTGCCCAAGGAAGGCCGTGAAGTGCTGGACAGCGCCTGGTGGCGCCGGCGTCTGGCCGACGGCGATATCACACTCAAAACCGCAAAAGCGGCTAAACCACAGGGAGCCAAATAATGGCGATCGGATTCAGCAACATCCCCGCGGACATTCGTGTACCGCTGTTCTATGCAGAAATGGACAACTCGGCCGCCAATAGCGCGACTTCGGCCATGCGCCGTCTGATCGTCGCTCAGGTCAACGACAACATCGCCCCGACCGAAGTCGGCAAACTGGTGCTGGTCTCCAGCGTCGCGCTGGCAAAAAGCATCGGCGGTCAGGGCTCGATGCTCGCCTCGATGTACGAGACCTTCCGCAAGGCCGACCCGATCGGCGAGATCTGGTGCCTGCCGCTGCACAACACCGAAGGCGCCATCGCCAAAGGCGTGCTGACCCTGACCGGCACCGCCACTCAGGCTGGCGTGCTCAACCTGTACGTCGCTGGTGTGCGGGTGCAGGCCACCGTGGTCAACGGTGCCACCGCTGCTCAAGCGGCTACCGCACTGGCACAGAAAATCAACGCCACCGCCGATCTGCCAGTCAGCGCTGCGGCTGCTGAAGGCGTGGTCACTCTGACCGCCAAATGGACCGGCGACAGCGGTAACGACATCAGCCTGCAGTTCAATCGCCTGGGCAAGAGCAACGGCGAAGAAACCCCGGCCGGCCTGACCACCGCGATCACCGCCATGACCGGTGGCGCCGGTGTGCCGGACCAGGTCGCAGCCGTGGCTGCACTGGGCGACGAGCCGTTCGAATTTATCGCTCTGCCGTGGTCGGATCTGTCGACCCTCAACACCTGGCAAGCGGTGATGGATGACAGCACCGGTCGCTGGTCCTGGGCCAAGCAACTGTTCGGTCACGTCTACAGCGCCAAGCGCGGCACCGTCGGCACCCTGGTTGCTGCTGGCCAGGCACGCAACGACCAGCACATGACCATTCAGGCGCTGGAACCGGGCGTACCGCAACCATTCTGGGTACAAGCGGCAGCACTGGCTGCGCGCACCGCAGTGTTCATTTCCGCCGATGCCAGCCGTCCGACGCAAAGCGGCAGCCTGCCGGGCGTTGATCCGGCGCCGGCCAGCGAGCGTTTCACCCTGACCGAGCGTCAGTCGCTGCTCAACTACGGCATCGCCACTGCGTACTACGAAGGCGGTTACGTGCGCATCCAGCGTTCGATCACCACCTACCAGAAAAACGCTTACGGCCAGGCCGACAACTCCTACCTGGACAGCGAAACCATGCACCAGTCGGCGTTCATCGTGCGTCGTCTGCAAAGCGTGATCACCAGCAAATACGGCCGGCACAAACTGGCTTCCGACGGCACCCGTTTCGGCGCCGGCCAGCCGATCGTCACTCCGGCGACCATTCGCGGCGAGTTGATCGCGCAGTACGCCAAGCTGGAACTGGAAGGCCACGTGGAGAACGCCGAGCTGTTCGCCGAGCACCTGATCGTCGAGCGCGACGTGCAGGACCCGAGCCGCGTGAACGTGCTGTTCCCGCCGGATTACATCAACGGTCTGCGCGTGTTCGCACTGCTCAACCAATTCCGTCTGCAATACGACGACGCGGCCTGATCGCCGCGTTTGGCCGTAAGCATTCAGCCCACCTCGGTGGGCTTTTTTATTTGAAGGGAGTAACACCATGGGTCAAGTGATTGCAGGCACCTGCTACGTCAAAGTCGACGGTGCACAACTGACTATCAACGGCGGCTGCGAAGCCCCGCTGATGGCCGTCAAACGCGAAACCGTCGTACCGGGTTTCTACAAGGAAACCGACGTCGCGCCGTCGTTCAAAGTGACCGCGCTGCACACCGCCGACTTCCCGCTGAAGAAGCTGATCGAAGGCACCGACATCACCGTTACCTGCGAATTCAGCAACGGCAAAGTCTACGTGCTGGCCGGTGCCTATCTGGTCGAAGAGCCGGTTTCCAAAGGCGACGACGCCACCATCGAACTGAAATTCGAAGGCATCAAGGGGACCTGGCAATGAGCGGCGCCGTGAAGCTTCAGGTTGCGATCGAAGCTCACGGCGAGCCCCTGACCGAACTCGTCCTGCGCCGTCCGACGGTGCAGGAAGTGCGAGCGATCAAGGCGCTGCCGTACAAGATCGACAAGAGCGAAGAAGTCAGCCTCGACATGGACGTGGCGGCCAAATACATCGCCGTGTGCGCCGGCATCCCGCCGTCGTCGGTCAACCAGCTCGATCTGGCTGACCTCAATGCGTTGAGCTGGGCCGTTGCGAGTTTTTTCATGAGTGCGGCGTCGGAGCCATCACCGACCTGATCGCAGTCGCCTATGACCTGGCCTGGTTCTGGAAGGTTGACCCCGAACAGATGATGGCCAGGCCACTGGATGTGCTCCGCGAGTCGCTGGAGCACGCGCAACGGATCAATGCGATGCAGCAGGTGCAGTGATGGCAGACGAAGAAAAGCAAGTCAAAACACCGGTGCTGATCACGGGCATCGATGAACTGTCGCCCAAACTCGGCGCCCTGCGAGTAAAGGTCGAGAGCTTCAAGAAAAATCTCGAACAGACCGGCCTCGGCAAACTGGACATCAGCGGTCTGTTCAAGGGCGGCAGTGTGATCACGCCGTTCGTGGACGGGATCAAATCGGCGGCGGCGTTTCAGGGCAAACTGACTGAAGTCAGCGAGACGGCGAAAACCGTTGATCTGCCCGCCGCACCGCAAACCGCCGCGCAGAACATGAACGTGTTCAGTGCGTCGATGGAAAAGGTTTCCTCCGCTGTCGACGCTGCGCTGGTGCCGGCGGTAGGTGCGTTGGTGATCGGGCTTGAGCCGATGATGACTCAGGTCGGCAGCCTGCTTGCCGACAATCCGAAACTGGTTGAGGGGCTGGCGGCGGGGGCCATCGCCTTTTCGGCGATGCAAACCGCCGTCACTGGCGCGACGCAAGTGTTCGATGTCATGAGCATGGTGCTCAAGACCAACCCGATCATGCTGATTGCCATGGGTATCGCGGTGGCGGCCGGTTTGATCTATGCCAACTGGACACCGATCAGCGCGTTCTTCACCGGGATGTGGGAAGGCGTCAAAAACGTCGGGGCGAATGCCATGGCGATCTTGCGTTCGGTGCTCGACTGGCGCCCGCTCGATGCGCTGGCGACGCTCTGGCAACCGGTCACGGGATTTTTCTCGGGGATCTGGGACAAGGTCAAGGCGGTCACCCGCCCGGTGATCGACTTCTTTAAAACAGTTTTCTCCTGGACGCCTTACGGCATGATCCTGGACAACTGGGGGCCGCTGACGGGACTGTTTTCGGCGATCTGGGAACTGCTCAAGGCCTTGAGTGTGCCGGTGATGGCGTTCCTCAGAAATCTGTTCGATTTCTCGCCGATGCAGATGATCAACAGTGCGTGGGGCGGTGTTGTCAGGTTCTTCGAGCCGATGTTCGATGGCCTGCGAAAAGCCGCGCAGCCGGCCAAGGCGTTCCTGGCTTCGTTGTTCGACTTCTCGCCGATGCAGATGATCACCAGCGCCTGGGGCGGTGTTGTTGCGTACTTCCAGCCGCTGTGGACGACGCTGCAATCGGCTGTGCAAAGCACCCGGGAAACATTGCGGACGTTGTTCGATTATTTCCCGATGGAAATGATCACCAGCGCCTGGAGTGGTGTCGTGGGGTACTTCGAACCGATCTGGACGGCCCTGCAAACATCAGTGCAGCGGGTCCAGGGCTTTTTTACCAGCCTGTTCGAGTGGTCGCCGCTGGAGCAGATTGCGCAGTACTGGCAGCCGGTCGGCGAGGTTTTTTCAGCGCTGTGGGATGTTGTGCTGGCAGTGTCTGCGCCGGTCGTGGACTTTCTGCACACGCTGTTCGAATGGAAACCTCTGGATCAGCTCATCGAGAGCTGGGGGCCGATCGTCGGGTGGTTCGGCGAGTTGTGGCAAAAGCTGCAAACCGTCATCGCGCCGATCAAGGAACTGTTCGACGGTGGTTTTGCCGGGTTGATCGCCAAGGTCACCGGCAAGGTCGAAACGCTGACTGAGGCGCAACGCCAGACCAATGCCGAAGGCAAGGGTGAACTGGCGCCGGCATTCTTTGGCGCGAATCCAGCGCCTGCAGGAAACGGGACGTTGCAAAGCGGTTCGCTGCCACAATCCTCCAGCGCCCTGATTCAGCAAAGCGCTGCCAACAACCGCACGCAACTCGAAGGCGGCCTGACCGTGCGCTTCGAAAATGCGCCGGCGGGGCTGCGCACCGATCAACCGCAAACCAATCAACCTGGCCTGGCGCTGTCTTCGCGCATCGGCTATCGCTCGCTGTCGGCAGGAGGTTCCAATGAACTGGCGTGACCGCTTGTTGCCGGCATCGTTTCGCGGTGTCGGGTTCTGGATCGATCAGGCGAAAACCCCGGTCGGTCGCAAAGGTCAGTTGCATGAGTATCCGCAACGCGACCTGCCGTATTTCGAGGATCTCGGCCAGCAGGCCAAGACCCACGACCTGACGGCGTTCATCATCGGCGCCGATTGCCTGGAGCAGCGCGACAAGCTGCTCAAGGCGTTGGAGGCGGGCAGTGGTGAACTGGTGCATCCGTGGCTCGGACGCCTGCAAGTCAAGGTCGGCGAATGCGACATGACCCACACCCGCCAGGATGGCGGGCTGGTGACGTTCAGTCTGAAGTTTTACCCCGACCGGCCGTTGCCGTTTCCGACCGCCACGGTCAGTACGCAAAAAGTTCTGTTGGCCAAGGCAGACACGTTGCTGGGGTCAGCCGTGTCGCGTTTCGAGGAGGTGATTGTCCGGATTCAAGCGGCGCGGATCGGCATCAATAATCTGCGAAACAGCCTGACCGGGGTGTTCGATGTCATCAAGGAACAGCTGAAACCGCTGATCGCGCAATACAAGGAAATCACTGAACTGGTCAGAGCCGTCAAGGAATTGCCCAAGGAAGTGGCGGCGGAGTTCAAGGGCTTGCTCGGCGATATCAAGGAACTCAAGGCATTCGCGAAGGAGGGCTACCGTGGCGTGATTGCCGACGTGTCCCAACAACTCGAAGCCATTCGCAAGGCCGATGCGCCGAAGATCACCACCGGCAAGGACACCAACGCGGCGGCCCAAGCCATGGCCGATCTGGTGCAAGACACCCTGATCGTCAAAGTGGCGCAATGGGTCGCCTCGATGCCGGTGGCGTCGAAGCCAGTGAAGCTGGCGTCGACACCTTCGCTTGATCAGCAATCGAAGCAGCAGGTCACGCGTCAGGACGTGCCGGCCACGGATGATTTGCAGGCGCTGCAGAACAACCTGGTCGAGGCGCTCCAGATGGCCAAAAACAAAGCCGGCCCGGCGCACTATCAAGCGATCAGCGATGTACAGGATGCTTTGGTCGCGCACCTCAAAGCGGTAGCGTCTTCGGGTGTGCGTCTGGTCACCAAGTCGTTTCAGGAGAGTTTTCCGGCGCTGGTGGTGGCGTACAAACAGTTCGGAGATGCGACGCGCGTTACCGAAGTGATCCAGCGTAACGCGGTAACCAACCCGTTGTACCTGCCGCCCAATGACGTGAAAGTCTCCCGGGAGTAGTCATGAGCGAGATAGACAACCGCGTCACGCTGACCGTCAACAACATGGAATACGGCGGCTGGAAAAGCGTGGAAATCACCGCCGATCTTGAGCGCCAGTTCCGCACCTTCAAACTCGACATCACCTGGCAGTGGCCGGGGCAGACGGTGGATCAACGGATCAAACCGGGTGACCCGTGCGAAGTGAAAATCGGCCAGGACCTGGTGCTCACTGGCTACGTGTTCAAGGCCCCGATCAGTTACGACGGACGCCAGATCAGCCTGAGCATCGAGGGCAGTTCCAAGACTCAGGATCTGGTCGATTGCGCAGCCACCAACCGGCCGAACCAATGGCAGGAGCAACCGCTGCTGAGCATCGTCCAGGCTCTGGCGGCGGAATACTCGCTGTACGTGGTCAACGAAATTCCCGAGACCGCGCGGCTCGCCAAACACACCATCGTGCCGGGCGAAACGGTGTTCCAGTCGATCGACCGTCTGCTCTCGCTGTTCCGGGTGTTTTCCACCGATGACGAGCAAGGCCGGCTGGTTCTGGCCAAGCCCGGCAGTAGTGGTCGGGCCAGTGACGCGCTGGAGTT